TGAAGGACGAGGAGTTTTGATGTTCTCCTCCATACCTTTTCCGGGTTGAACAGGACGTTCTCCCCGGCGACGTTCTCACGATGAGCACGTGATTGGAGTGCTAACTCCTTGAGCAACGATGGATAGTCCCGAACAAGTTCGGGGTGTTTCCATGTTGACGGCTCGATGCCGTCGCGCATGGCTGCGCGTCTCAGAAGGTCACGGTAGACAACAAAGCGGTCATGGACCGCCTTGCTAACACCTTTTCCTTCAGCAATGACACGACACTTCCAGAGGCCGTCCTCCTTGCGGGGGCAGACTTCCGAAAAAGTGCCTATCAAGCCGCCGTCGCCAACCCCGTCGGGGATAACCGGTTTCCGGTTACCTGGCTGGAGCAGCAGCACCGCGTACTTGTGGCTTCTCAGGACACGCCCATCGGCGTACCCCGGTGTTGGGTTTGAAGCCCAACGCCTAAGAGAGTTACAGAACCACAAGCGGCGGCACTCATCATTGATAGGGTGTCTTATGTAGAACGGCGTTACGTCGATGCCCCGGTAGTAGTGCTTCCCGCACGACTCCCGGAACGGGCCACTCGTAAAGCTTTTCTCGACGTTGGTTGTGAAACCGCAGTACTCGAGAAGCTCGATGAGCCAGCCCGCCGCGGCCGACGGGACGATTATATCGTCACCGTAGACTGCTAGTCGACGATCGCTTCCCCCCAACAGGTCACACACGCTTGCACTGAGAGCCCAGAAAATCAGGCTCTCAAGCTCGAATGTGTACCCATTACCCATAGAGGAGACCTTCTGGTAGGTTATCAGACTACCATCCGGAAGAACACCCAGCGGACTCCTGCACAGGAGCATCGCTTCCCACCAGTCAGCGGGGAGCAACGCCTCACACAGGGCCATGGCAACAGTGTCAGATGCTGACGACAGATCGATGGTGGCTAAGGAGCCATCACGAGAGCCGTCGCAAGCAAGGCGCTGGTTGATGCTTTGGTCATCCAGGTTGATACCGACACGGTTGAGACGTGACCTGATCACGCCACCGATCCCTTTCTGAATATACATATTCATACAGGGCTCGATAGCGATCACACGATCAGTCTTTGCGTTCTTAGCAACAGTGGTTATGCGATTACCCGGTACAACCTTCACCCAACTTTCTGGATTCAGGCCGAACTCATTGCGCATACGTTGCGTCCATTGAGGTGAACGTTCGATACACACAAGAGCCAGGATCGCACAATTGCGAGTGACCTCAGGGACACCCTGGAGCTTGTAATATGCATCCCCTTTACGGCGAGGCAAGCGCGTGCTCGCACCACCGGAGAAGGACATGTGAGGCTCCGCCTCATCCCAGGAGAACTTGCCTAAAAGATCTTGTATTTTTCGGCGAGCGGCCCAAATAAGGCTCTCACCCGACACACCAAGAGTAGGTGTGGCGTACGGAGATCTAAGGCGTTTGTTCGTCTGGGCACATTGATCCTCAGCCTTTTTAAACTTCGCAAATGCGACCTCGGCGGTGTTAATGCCGAGTTCGAATTTGGGATACTTCGACAGGAGGTTAACAGCCAACCAATCACGCCAAAGCGTGTCCGGGCAGCTGTAAGAGCTCGGATCTATCGAAGCACCAATAACATCGTGCCAACGCCCCTCTCGGAGCGCACGGCGGATGCTACGGGCAACTGGCGAATCGAGGTCCCGGAGGACCCTCATCGACAGATCGACTGCGGAACAAACTTCGGTCACTTTTGCCGGTTTAACCCGGCGAACAGACTTATTACCCATGGTTCAACCTATGAGGTAAGAGGGCCCCGAACCATTCGGGGCCCAGGGGGCGAGCACTGGATCAGTACAACGGTTCCAGTTTGTCGACGACAGTGGCCAACGTTGCGTTGGTTTGACTGTTGGACACGAGCATGCGCAGGTTTTTCCGTTGTTGCTCAGAGCTGCGCTCTGAGATAACGTACTCGATATGCGCATAGTCCGTGTGATCGACACTCACCACCCCGTCGATGGTGACCGCGACGGGCATTTGAATGGTCTCCTTGATGCGATAAACGCGATCTTTCTGACCGTTCAGGGGCTCACGGAAGGACACGTTCAGTACCGGGAACACGGACGCGATGGCACCAACACGCTCTTTCAAGCGTGCGAGGAACCCATCGGTTGTGATCGGCGCGAAAACGTGTGCAACCGGAGTGCTTTCACCATCATTGATGGTGATATTTGCCAGTTGAGGCATGGTATAGCTCCTATATCATTTAAAGAGGCCACGAAGTAGCGCTAACCCGTTTAGGGCGTGCGCAGTACTCACCGGATTTTTAAAATACGGTAGGGGCCAAGGAGTTGAGGAATACACCGTTCGATCAAAACGAGTCTCAACATAACTCGCTTTGGCTATGGCATGCCGGAAAGCACTCGAAGAACCTGCCCAGCTGGGCGGGTCTACGGGGTCCCGGTCGACATAGCAACGCTGTTTCGCCTTCACAAGGGTGGTACGACTACCGCCAATGAAGGTGAGGCCATAAGCCGCGTCGAACGAATCCAACCACTCACCGACTGGGAGAGCCCAGTCTATTACAAAGGAGAATGGCACCAGTTCCCAAGCAACAGCATACGGGTTTGTCAAACCCATTTTGCTCGCCTGCTTAAGAGAGGGGGCGTTCACGGTGTAATCAAGTCTAACCTTGACAAGCCGAAACCCTTCATTTTCATGATGGCACGGCATACCTAAGGTCGTAGTCTTTCGACTATTAGGAGGAAGATTCTCTCTAACAGTGTGCTTTACAGACACACGAGTGTCGAGAGCGACAATCCCCTGACGGGCATCTTCGTAGGCGCCATAAATATCACCTAACAAAGGAAGCCAACCGTACTGCAGCTCCAACCATCGTCCTGAAAGGTCTTTTGAACCCTTTTTGAACGAGTGCTTTGGAATGCCCAAAGCAGCAGCAGCAGCTTTCCATCGGAATCGCTTGGCGTTTTTATACGCGGCGAATACGCGGTGGAAAGTTTGACCAATAAGACCAATACTCTTCCGCGACTCAGCTAGAGCCACGGCATAGTTAACGTTTTGGGACTTGACCTTCAACAAGCATCGAGTCTCAGCACGGTTCACCATCCATGTTGGAATGGTAGAGTTACTGGCCCATACGGGCATACCGTAGTTCGGAATGTAGCCTTCCTCCAGTTGATACCGGCGGTAGGTTGAACCCCAAAACCACTTACTCCAAGCACCATAGAGGTACTCGTCCTTAGCAGTATCCACCACCGAATAGGCTGATGGAGACCGCCACCCGCTAGGAGAACGCGGGTTATTAACACGGGAAGACTTCGACAGGAAGCGTCGATGAACGATGCTCATGTCGTCGCCACCATAAGCCACACAACTCCAAGGAGCTGAGATCGGCTGTTTGGTACATTGGGTCCCTTTCCAGGAACCCCCCTTAGTTGTGTTAATAATTGTAGGCATATGCCCTCCTCGATCTACGTGCGCTGATTAGGCGCACGGGGTGCTTCCTATCTAACGCTGATAGTTAGATGCATTCGAAGCATCAACCGGACCAGAAACTGGCCCGGTGCGGCCGAACCCCAAAGGGGACCAACCGCAGCACCCAATCACATGTTCGCATTCATCAGGAATCCCCAGCAGGTTACCCTGCCGGATCCGGACCCAAGCCATAGCTACGAGCCAAGGCTCGAGCTCGGTGAGGATGAACAGCCTCTCTTCTGTGGTTGCCAACCGAAGGTTGACAATTAAGGTTGCGAGGATGTAGTCCATAAGGCCCTCCTGAGAACATGTGAGACGCACCCCTTCGG